GACGAACTTCTGAAAGTCTGTTGTGTAGGCAAACTGTGATGCGCCGACACCGGTGCCAGTGCCGATAATGAATCGAGCACCATCAAAGTTAATGCTGAACTCATTAATGAAACCATAGCTGGGCACATTGCTCGCGCTTGCTGCATACAGCCCGGGAGGAACAATTGCGGCCCAGCTACCAGTCGCTCCGGTCGGCGACGTATAGATGGTACTGGCAGTCGCGCCGACAAATACGCCCAGACCTGCGGATAAACTGACGAACGGCGCTGGCAGCGTCACAGATTCCCATGCGCTGCCGTCGGCGGCCGTTGAACGAATAGCAGTCGTCGAGCTGACAGAACATATCAGCCAGCGGTTTGCGCCGAGTGACGGCATATTTAAAATGATAGGAACGCCAGCAAACGTCGTTGTCGGAATTGTTTTTGCTGCCAGTACCACGCCATCTGTCGTCGTTACCACTTGCGTGGTAGCGGTACTATTTCCCCCGATCATGACAGATGTTGTGCCATCGCTTTTAATTCGCACACCAACGCCGGAATTCTCAGCAACAGTAACTGTCCCGCCAGCTGTGAACGCGGCACCATTTGTCGAATATGACGTCCGGATTGTTGTTACGTTATTACCACCGGCGCAAATAAACTTCGACCCAGTCCAGTCAACTGAATAAGCCGGCTGCCCACCGCCGAGATTATGCGGGACTAAAGACCAGGTAGCGCCGTTATTTGTCGACACAAGAACATTCGTTGTATCGTTGTAGCACAGCACGACCGTACCATTGCCATTGCATGCCCAGCCGGTGATCTTTGAAAAAGATACCGGCAACGTCGCGACAGTAACACCATGCACCATCAGCGCTTCGACTTTTGCAGCAAGCGGATAGTTGATGGCTAGTCCAATCGTGCCGCTGCGTAATAGCCCGTCGCCGTTCGTTCGCTTATAGATCGTTCCAGAATCCGGCAGATATTCAGCATCGCCGATTTGAGAACCACCACCGATAAAATGACTCAGATCACTCATACTCGTTTCCATCCCACTGTTGCGTCAACGTACACAAGCGCGAAGTTGAAACCCATCTTTGATGCCGCTGAGTTTTCAGATAAAAATTCGATCTTGCTACCGTTGCCATTGATGATTAATTTATTGATGCCAAATGTATTTCCGTAGTCGACAATGTCGATGCGATCACCAGCGATAGGCGTCGCTGGCAATACAAGCTCACCAATACCTGTGCGCGTGTCAAACATCAGCTTGTCACCGGCGACTGCATTGACAGAGCCGGAAACAACGCGATATGGCGCGACATAATTGATCTTCCGCCAGTTTGTTTTATCAATCGCTGGATCGGTATTTCTGACACCAGGATTAATACAACGATAGTTTTGATAATCTGTAGGAGACCAAACACACTGACCTTCCACAAATGTACCGGCTGACCATTTCGTAACATTGGTTGATAACGCTGCTGCAGCCGCGCTACTCGCAGCGTTTGTCGCATAAACAATAATCGAAGCTAAGAAACCCTCTGCTGCAGTTTTGCTGTCATTTGCATCTATAACGAGCGAGTTAATTTCGCCGATGATGGTATTCAGTTGGCTTTGCAAACCCGGTAGCGCAGCAAACAGTTGATCCATCAGCCGGACAAACTTATCTTCATCCTGATTGCGCCCCGGCAGCTCGCTCGGTATTGCGGTAAGTAATGTCATATAAGACTCTCTATTGAAATATTACAAAGTGACTTTGTTGCAGACGGGATCACGATTGAAAAGTCCTTATAAAATCCCCATGCATAAGTTGATGTATATAAAGTTGATCCGATAAAGAGTGTCGGCTTTGCTCTGATCGATATCAGATAGTTATAGAATGCATCAACGTCGCGGCTGTTTATCTCCGCAGAAACCTCATTCGTCTTTCTGAAGTCGCGCTCGACTACGCGAAACGCTCCCATCTCATCACTTTCTTTTATTGAAAAATCATCGATTCCCAACTTGATGCCATATTGCGAATCACCATGTTTTTTAATCCTCCCAATTAAGATCACCCCCACTTTTGCTATCCCGGTAGGCTCGTTAATCGTGACAATAATGCGGGCATTGGCATAATTCGGCAGATCCATCAGGATCAAATCTGATTTACGTGAAATCGGCTCAAAGCAATAGGCGTAGTAATTGTTAATCCCCATCGTTGAACCCATGCTAAATGACTTGTCATAGACAACACCATCGGTGTCGTCAATCATTTGCACACGAACATTGGCAGCTGATACGTTGAGCAATGCGACGGTATTACAACGACTGGGAATACGATATTCATTCTCGATGCTGACGGGGTTCGTCGTCTGTGAAGCGACTGATTTATCGCTCCAGAGCCAACGGTTCACCATTCCACAATCGAGCCATTTTGTTGCGTCAGTATATGAATAAGTACCCATGGCAAGGCACTGGTAGATTTTATGTACATCTCCTTTCACGATGACATATTGGCCTACCATGTAATTGCCACCGGGGATATATTCTGGATAGTCGTTTTCAGCAACGTTGCTGTTGATTAGCATTGCACTGGCAATGACAATCGGTACAAGTGTCCTCATGCAGTCACTCCACTTTTTACTTTGATACCATCCGGTGTTTCGTTGCGACTCAGAATACGAGCAGTCTTATCTGAACTAATCGCGATTGCTTTCGCACTCTCTTTTGATTCAATACGAAGACCTTCAAGCTCTTTACGCAACGCACGCACTTCGGCAACAAGCTCGGCATTACTTCCACCGAGCAGCGACTGAGTCTTTTCAGCGTTGTAGATTCTGGATGCACCTGTTGCTTCAAGCTCAGGCCCATTCTCACCAACGAGCCGTAAGCCACCACCGAAATCTCCGCCAGCGACAAAGCCCGGTACTTTGACGCCGAATTTTTGGTAACTCAGCGCCGTTTGTTCCAGACTGTTTGCAGTCATCGCACGAATGCGAGCCAGCTCTAATGCGCTGCCTGCATTTTGCTTCGCCAGGTTGTCCAATGTTTGAGATAACTGAGGTAACAGTTTTGCTGCCTCCATATCGCCAGCAGCAGCTGCTGCGTTCGTTATTGAGAACTTAGCTTGTGCTGCCGCATACGCTTCGCTACTACTCGATGTGGACGCCCCCCGTAATCGGCTTACTTCAGACAGAATCGAGTCAGTGACTGACTGCCATGCCTGCGCCAATTGCTGAGCGGCCTGCTGCTGCTCTTGTGCAACCTGCTGTGCAATCTGAGCTGATTTTTCTTCTGCAGCTTGTCGCTTTTGCTCAAGATAAATTTTCTCCGCCAGATCACGGTTAGCCGGATTAAGCAGCTCAAGCTCGCGCTTATGCAACTCTTCAGACTGACCAGTCAATTGCAGCCATTGCGTTTCAAGCCCATAGCGCTCTGACGCCACTGCCGCCATTTTCTGGTTAGCAGCCTCAATCGCTGCTGCCGCATCTGCAGTAGCCTTCTGTTCAGCCTGCAGCGCCCATAATCGACGGTACATCGACTGAGTTGATTCATCCTGACCTTCGAGCTGTTTTGCGTGCTGCTGCTCTAATGTCATCGATGAAAACAACATAGCGTCGATCTGATCTTGGAGCGCTTTATTTGTCTGAGCAATTGCTGCAGCTGATGCGGTTGCTGATGTGCCGAGACTATCGGTGTAATCAGCCACTGTTTTAAAGCCAGGCATTAATGCCCAGAGTTTTGATAACAGCGTAGCCCCGGCCTCACTTGATCCATCAATGCTTTTAACCAGATTTTTAAACTGCTCGACCGTGGTGATATTTGCATAGCCAAGCTCTGCCATGCCTTTTGTCACCTGGTCGATGGTTGGCTGCATTTGCTCAGCCTTCGTTAAGAAGTTCGCCGCAAAATAGGCCGTCGCATCACTGAATGCCTGAGCACCCCCAGTGAGCTGGACAAGGCGGTCTTTTGCCTCGATCAGCTGACTGGTATCGAGTTTAAAAAACTGACTCGTATCTTTATCAAAACCGCTTCCAGAAAACGTTAAGCCCAGGTCTTTAACGCGAGCATCAACCAGCGACGTTTCAATACCCAAACGCTTGAATGCATCACCGGCTGATTCCCCCTCAAGCCGCAGAGCCTTAATCGATGGCAGTAAATCTAATGCCATCGTATCTGCCACACCTGCAAGCGCACTCGTCAGATTAGTCATGAATTCGGCATCAGTTGTACCGAAGTCAAATTTCAGCGAATAGGTTTTATCTTTAATGGCGTCAGCGTTAAGCCCAAGCGCTTTGGAAAAATCCGTCGTGCTGGATAAGAGCGAATCAAACCCCGCCTTGATTGCTTTACCCGCTTTTTGCGCGCCACCAGTTACGTCGTTGTAAGTAACACCATCTGCAACGGTATTGCCGGTGTTTAAATCAAAATTCCATTGCCCATTGATGTCACTGGAAAACCAACCGCCCGACTTTGTGTGGCTGACGTTCTTACTACCACTAACGCCACTGGAATTCACAGCGGCCGTGACGTTCTGGCCGGTGATCTGGCGTTCGCCGTGACCAAATGCGGCAGTGCCAATCGAGTACGCGGCCAGCGCAGCAGCAACCCACGGCGCAGCTGCTGCAATGCTTGAACCGACTTGCCCCATACCAGTTAAGCCTAGCTGCCCCGATGCACCTAGCCCTGACAACTGCCCCACACCAATAGTCGATGCGGACGATAGTGACGAACTTAAACCGAGACTCATCCCCATATTGCTGAGCGCAAATGAGTTGAATGCGGACTGTGCGCCACCAGTGAACAGGCTATACAAATTACTCAAGCCAGAGGTGACGCCTGATAAGCCGCTGGCAATACTACCAACACCACCAAAACCACTTGCCTGACCACCGCCGAAGCCCATTACAGAGGCAATGCCCGACGATAACGGCTGCAAAATCGGCTGGAGTATCAGCTTGGAAAACAAACCTTTGAGACCGTTGGTAAAGTCGGTAATAAACCCCTTTGTGCCGTTGAATCCACTCATGATCGCCTTGCCGAGATATTTATTAATATCATCTGCAGTACGTTTGAATTCCTCACTTGCCGCCTGAGCTTCGTCAACAATGGCTTGCTTACCGGCATTGCTTAATTTCACTGATGCGAGAGAGCGTTTTTTTTCTGCTGCCTCATCCAGATCGCGCGCATATTGAAGATATGCATCATGCAGTGGGCCAGCGTATTCAGCTGCTGCGCGCATATTCTGCGCAAGTTCTTCATCTGACGCCGCAGCCAGCTGTAATTTGCTTGCTGCTAATTCGACTAGCTGCTGCTTAGATAAACCAATCTCTTCGTTATGCGCGCGCTCTGCTTCGAGCTGGGTATCGAGCACTTTGATCTGATCAGATCCAGATTTAATCAGCTCAGCAGACAGGCGAATCATTTCTTTATGAATCGCGGTTGACTGCTCTTCTGCCATCATTTTTTCAAGAAGCGTCGCGAGGTATTGCTTATCTGTGTCCTTCAGCTTCAATACGCCGTCGCGCAAATCAACCATGACTTTTGCTGCTAACTTTTGCCCCTCAGTCAGAGTTGCGTCTGATGCTCGCTCTTGCTCTTGAATATTGATTTTTTCACGAATAGAGCGAATCAATGAATCGTAAGCTGCAGCCATCGCCTTGACTGCTTTATCGTCTTCCTTTTCTTTGGGCGGAGTTAAGTCAACTTGTGGCTTTTCTTCTTTTGTCATTTCTGCTCGCGCAGCCCTGACATCTGCCATGCCTTTGCGGATTTTTTCTCCAAGAAGCTCTTGATTCCATAACTTTGAAATATCAGAGCCAACATCGACGGCGATATTCTTTACTTCTGATGCGCCGCGCTTCATCGCATCCCATGCGCCAGACATATCGCCGCTCTTCAGCTTTGACCACGCATCGCCCAGTGCGCCATAGGCCGATACATTCATAGCGACAACACCGGCAATTGCTTTTCCTATCATCGGTAAGAGCGATAATAGTCCCTGCCCGACATCAACTAAATAGGTGAATGCTGTTACTGCACCCCGCGCCCAATCTGTCAGCGAACCGTCATCGGCCAATCCTTTGATCTTTGCATTAAGACCGTTTGCGCCTTTGGTACTATCAAACCACGCCTGAGCAAGCTCATCCATTGCAGGCAACATAGACATAGAGACTTGCTTTTTCCAAGCCTCGCTAGTGCCTTTGATGCGCACCATGTTGTCGTTAAAGTTGTCTGCCATTGCAGCTTGTTCAGCAGTCATCTTTGCATTAAGTTCTCCGACAGCAGCCAGATCCTTCATAAAGGGGATCATTGCTGCACCCTCTTTGCCCATCAGAGCCATTGCAGCCGCTGACTTACCACCACCATCAGCAAAGTTGTCCATCGCTTTTGCTACGGTCAGCATCTGCTGATCTGGCGACATTTTGCGGAAACTATCAAAGTCTATGCCCAGCGCCTTGATTGCAGCTGCAGCACCCTTACCATCTTCATCTGCTGTCGACATGTTTTTTGACAGCTTATTCATCGTGCCAGCGATGGTGTCGAGACTGGTATCTGTCATCTTCCCAACGCTGGCCAGTGCAGATAGTGACTCAACCGATGCGCCGGTTCTCGCGGCCAGATCATGCACTTTTTCAGCTGCATCTGCTGCGCCGCGCACCATGCTGCCAAATGCATTGAGGCTGAGTATCGTACCGAAGCCAGCAGCCAGTGGGCCAAGCATATTCGTGATGCTCTTAATCGGGCTGACAACGGCATCCATGCCCGATTTCATGGCATTCATGCGCGCCTGAATATCATCGACTGAGCTTTTAACAATGCCAGTGGCCGCGCGCATGTCTTCACGCAGCTTTGCGGTATTGCCTTCAATATCGACGACCAGCTGCGCAATTTTTGTTATGGCTCCCATTTTGGTTTCCCCATAAAAAAAAGAGCTATCGTTGAGATAGCTCTTTTCGTTTGCTGCTTTATTTGCAATGAGTACGGCTTACTTTTCTTTACCGTTGCGGATAGGACGGGCTGCACGCTCCATAATCCGCAATTGATGAAAGACTTTGTCGCGGTCTTTTACTTTGACATGCATCCTCTCCCACACTTCATTTAAGACCGAGTAATCAAGACCGAGATAGATCAGCCCACTCATGTTGCAGACGACCCGCCACTGGCTTTCTAAGACGATGAAGACGCGCAGGGCAAGTACATTGTCTGGATGCACCGGAAAGTCCTCTTGCTCGTCGTCATCATCATCGATCCATTCTTTTGCATCGTCGGCTGTCATGCCGTAGTCAGCCAGTTCATCAAGAATGTCCTGACTGTCGTCTGCATCAGGCTTGCCACGCGCCCAGACTCGCGCAGCCTCTTCTAGTTTTTTGCTTTAATACCGCCTTCAATCTGACCCATTGCGCGAGTGATACCGGTGATTGTTGCCATGCCGTTGACTGCCAGGATCGCTTTACGGAGATTATCCCGGTTGTAAGGAATAGGCTCTTTATTCTTATCGACGACACCTTTCCAATCGACCATGATTTCCATCGTGCGGTTCAAATAAGATTCAGTCCATTCAGCATCGTCGCCAGTACGATCTATTTCTGATAGTGCTTTTTTCTGCTCATCGTTCAGGCGCTTGAAGATGCCTGTGAATTCATATTTTTTTGATTTACCCCCACTGACGGCCACTTCAACTACCACAGGCCATTCGATGGTTTCCTCGACTTCTTCGCGAATAACAAACATGATTTTTCCTTTTTTTGGTAAATAGAAAGAGAAAGGCCACGACGTATCGTGGCTTATTTTTTTTAAAACTGGAGGTACGACTAAGATTACAAAAAGCAGAGCGTCAGCTCGTCATTACCTTCGTCAGGCAACAATTTCAGGGATGTCTGCAACATCTGGATGCCGTCCAGCTCGGAGTAAGTTGGCTTGCCGAGCTGGACGCGAGGGCAATCAATTTTTATGATGTTTCCCACATCAACACCATGCGTCAGGCTCAGCGCGCCAACGTCAGCGTTGCGAATTGCAGACCACCAATCTTTTGTTGCGACCGTCGTTGCTTCTTGCGTCAGCGAACCTGTGGGTTTGCTATCGGTAATTTCGACACGCTCAGGCGCACCAGGTAACGAACGGAATGTCACCTCATTAGCCAGGTCAAAACTAAGCTCTGAAAAAACCGCCTTGTCATAGCCCAATACCTTTACAGATTTAGTATTGATGCTATTGACAGCCAGCGGCTTCTTACGTGAAGCAAAAGAAGCCAGCGGCGCAGGGGCATCGATGACCGGAACATAGATGCAGGTATAACTGAATTTTACCGTCGGAACCTTTTTGTTTGACAACGACAGTGATGCCGATCCACGGGCGCCAATCATTTTGTGAAGCACTTTGTCGAAATAGGCATAGTGCGTAATTGATTCTGGCGAGTCAGTGATGCGATGATAGACAACCTGCGCAGGGATGGTATAGACACTGGTGTTATCAATCGCAACTGGCATGCTTTCAGTCAGTGTCGCCTCTTTTGTTGCGGCGACATACGATTTGATGACGGCTGATTTTCCTGCATTTGCCCCGGCAGTAAAATTGATCGTCAGCCCGGCATAGGCGTTATCCGTTGCAGATGCCCCTGCAGCGAGAACCACTTTCGAAAGTGATCCTGATGTAGCGGTTCCTGTGATAGCGGCTGCAAGCACTGTCTCTGCCATGCCCACCCCGCGCAATAATTGACCAATCGGTGGTACTGTTCCTGCCGTGCCACTGCCAGTGAGCTCAACCTCAAATGAGACTTTTGCGTAGGCAACAGCAGTGACATCTTCATCATTGCCGAAATACGGCTTAATATTGTCACGGGCTTGCGCTTCGATCTCCATCGGTGTGATGTCGATGTTCTTTACCATAACAGCATTAGCACCAACGCTGGGGTTCGGATCATTGGCATAAATTGGTTCTATTTTTGAGAGCAGAATTTTTTTCTTTGCTCTGAGGATTGCTTCAGCCATAGTGCTGACTCCTATCGTTTTGGTTGAGGTGGATTACTTTTTTTCGCGACTAGCAACATCACGCGGCGCTTGCTTTTGCGATGTAATCTGCGCTGCTTCCGGTACATCTGAAGCCGTCGCAACCGACAGACCGGTAACGTTCGCCGCATGTTCGCTCTCGTCAATTTCATGATGTTCTTTCGTTCTCTCAACAAGCACCCGCTTGCCATCTGCATCGATGACATAGCTGCCGCCCGCGCCGTGATTTTGATTGGACATGGAGACCCTTTCAGATTGGTTACTGCACCAGACTGTCTGGATCAGTCCGATACAAGATGAAGTAATGGGTGGAAATCATGCAGGCTTTCCCGTTTTCGCCACCATACCTGGGCTGTTCGGTAATACCTTCCGATATGTCGATAAGGGCATTGTCAGAAAAATGCATCATCACCGGATGAATCAGTGTCATCAGGCCATCCGCTACACGCTCAGGAACACTGTTGCGCGTGACCACGCTGACCATGACATCACATGTCCTGTCAGTCGCACCATGCATTTCTTGCTCTGGCGTTTCTTTACCTCGGTGAATGACGATGACATCGCTGTCATCAACCTCGAATGCTGCTGAAACAGATCGATCAACAACAGCAGTGATTCCAGGTATCGCCCTTATCAGATCAACAATTTGATCGAGATAGCGCTCACGTAATGTCGTTGTCATTTCACTGGCTCCAGTGACGCGACGCAGTACGTCGTTCCATCGCCAGTTGGTTTAGGCTGGCTCAATTTGAAACGATTTCCAGCAATGCTGATTTCATCATTCCGATGCAAAATCACATCGGCAAATTGATAGCGAATGCTGTGCTCTGTCATCTGCGCAGTTCCATCAAAAACGCCCTGCGCAGGCTTACGATAATCAGCCATAAAGAATTCGCCTGCCGACATACCTGATTCGACAACAACTTTGGTAAGAAAGCCTTCATCAGCCATCGCTTCAAAAAATTCAGATTTATCCCAGGTCATAGATCATCAGGCGGGAGGGTTCCCGCCCGCCTTTCGACAAGGGTTAAGTTGATTTAATGATGCCGATGATGCGCAGCTCTGCCAGCAACGAATTCAGCGTGGCTTTACAGGCATTCGCCAATGCAGCGGCAGTTGCTGCGTCAGTTGCATTTGCGACGGCAATATCCGCAATCGCTGCTTGCGCACCTTCGAGACCGAACGGGATAGTGCCGTTCAACACAACAGCGGCCTGCGAGCTGGGGTTTGCTGCAGCTGCTGCGGCAGCACCGATCAATGGGCCGACTGTGCTATCGCTATCACAGCGCTTATTGGTATCGTCCCAGTAGATTTTCTGGCCATATGTCCATGCCTGAGCTGATGTTTTAGCGAGGGCATAAACACCCTCGCGCTCAATATCAAGGATCGCACCAGCGACTGCTGAGCAGATAGCAATGCCAAAAATGGAGCCGACCAACACACCAGCGCCGCTCTCAACGTTATAGGGTGCGACTACTGACAGGCTATCGCCTTCTTGTATAAAGTTTTTCATAGATACCTCAAATGAAAATGACCAGGCATTGCCCGGTCATTGGTGAGAGAAAATCAACTCAGCAACGTGCTGAGTCAGATCTGAAACTGCATCGAAGCGATATGGTTACGTGCCCATGTTGACATGCATGCCGCGCCAGTCGATGGCTTTTGCGGCGAAGTCGATACGGCCTTTGACTTGAATACCATCACGGTCAAAGTCGGTGTTCTGTTCAGTGAAGATGCCTTCTTCACCATCCAGATATGCAAACTCAACGGTATCAATTTGCGACTTATCTGCAATCAGCCACCATGCCTTGATCGAAGCAGCATCGAGACGCGGCTCAATCACTGGCGTCAACACATTCTGGAAGATGTTTTGATCTGTTGATTTAGTCGGCGTGTAGGCATTGCTGGTGTATTGCAATGCCAGTGTTTCGAGTGCTGCAGGAACCAATAAGATTTTCGGCGCCAGATTGAGTACAGAGCCACCTGGTGATTTACGGACGCGCATTGCAGCGCGTGCTGCCGAGAGACTATCAACACTAATTTTTGCTGCAGTATCTGCAATGTTTCCACGATCTGTATGGAACAAATCAACGCCATCCGACATTTTTGGATTATTCATCAAGATGCTGTAGACAATGTCCGATTCCATGTCTGCCGCTGCACGACCGAAGAACTGTGGCAGGCGCTGTAATGCAGACAGATCATCGTTGATGATCATCTGGCGCGTGAAGTTGACCGCCTTACCATATGTGGCCAATTGGATCGTTTCACCGCCATCCTGCAAACTGCCATATTTGTATTCGCCGGACTGACCGATCTTGTCAAACTGTACTGCAGCATCAAATGACGCACGCGTTACGGGACGGAAATCAGACAAGGTGCCAGGTGTTGCCCATGAGGTAAATGTCTTTGGTGCACCAGCATATGCCTGACGCATGGTGCGAGAAATGACATTACCAAAAATCAGTGGTAAATCGGTGGTGTTGTGAAAGCCGCGCTGAGACATGCCAAGTGCTGCTGATGCCAGTTCCATCTGGCTCATACCACGCGTGGAAATACCGCCTGCTTCGAGTGCTTCGCGGCAGAGTTCGCGCAATGACAGGCCGCGATAAACGCGAGCAGCATCTGTGAGTTTGACTGCCGATGGTGCAATACGATGCATGACGGAGACCATCATCGCTTCGCGGCGTACTTCGGTTTCATCGGTTACGGTTTCAACACGATGGCCACCCTGACCACGGACGGCATTTGCTTCGCTGGCCTCTGCCATGCGGCGTAACACGTCTGCACGGACAGCATCGACTGACAGACCACGGTCAGTGTAACCATCGATCAGGGCTTCTTTTCCGGGCAAGGTGCTGGCACGGACAGCTTCACGGATGTCTTTAATACGATTGCGTTCAATTGTCGCTGCTTCGCTTGCAGCATTCGTGCGCACCGTTGTTTGTTCTGGCTCTGTCGTAACAGTTGGTGCAGATATGCCTTGTTGTGCTGCGCGGGCAACTTGCAAGGCAGTTTGCGCTTCTGTTGCTGCGCGTTCGAGTTCTTCAATGGACTGAGGCATGGAATTACCTTTCTGAGTAGTTGTGGACGCTGCGCTTGCATTGTCCGTTGGAGTTATGCCGCGTGTGATCGTGATGACTTCACACTCGAACATAGGTGGTTTGGGTTGTTCTACTGTCTTACCATCGGCACTGCGCACGACAGCACCCGGATCAGCACCGATAGGAACGAGAGAGATTTCATACGGCTCCCAATCGATAGCGCGGTAAATCCAGTCTTTATTTCCTTCAACATCGGGGGCAATCATTTCCATTCGATGGATTTTTGCGCCGAGCGATACGCTGTTGAGAATTTTGTCTTTCACGTCCTGAAAGATCGGTTCGACTTCAGCTCGCTTAGAGAAACGAATGACCGCTGATCCACCATCTGCCGGGGACGATGCGGACTCGATCACACCGATTACATCGCCCAGACTCCAGCTGGAATGGGTATTGAGAAACGGTGCTTTTCCTGACTGCAGGGTTTCCATGCGAACGGCGCTAGCCTCCTGACTTAATTGCTCCTGGTAGTAGCGTTCTCTCATCCAGTCATAACGACGAACACTGGCTCCTGCTGTCCAGGTCACATTGATGGTGCGATCGGTTTCATTGGATGTCGTAATCGGTGCTGCCCGCAGACTGACCTGAACTTGTTCACGAGCAACGGACTTGCTGATGTTTGGCATAGAAGCTCCAAATAAAAAAGCCCGCATCAGCGGGCGTTGGGTTAGATAAATCAGAGTGAGTTAATCAAGGTTCTTTTAACAGATCCTTTCGTGTCTTTTCTTGCTCCTGACGCTTTGCGCTGTTTTCTGCCGACATTGGATATTTGTCTGCTTCGATTTCAGCATCTACTTCGTCCGGGTCGTCGCCCAGCTCGCGAATGATTTGCTGGCGACTCATGACGTTCATTTCGCGCATAACCTTGTATCCCTGACCCTCGCGTAACGGGTCAAGCAATGGGATGCGCGGTGCTGTCCAGCTGACGGGCAATATATCTGGCTTAGAGATATTCCCGTTCAGATAAGCAACCTGCGCAAACTTTGCAGCAACCTTGTCGCAAAACATGGGGATAAAAACCAGCCATTGAAATTGTTCGACCATCGCTTTAAATTCCATCTTGCCCATACGACCACTGGTGAAGTTAACTTGCGAATAATCACCTGTCAGCTGCTCGTAACTGATCCCCGTACCTGCAGCAATAGCGCGAAGATCGACACGGACGGTTTCTTCATATCCATCACTGGACTGCGGATTTGAAAAATTAATTGTTTCGTTAGGCTTCAGGTATTGAATTAAGCCGGGGCTTAATTCTTCTACCCGTCTTTCTTTTGCTTTCGGTTGAACAGCCGTTTGACCAATAGTCAAATGCGTATCATCTGTCGTGATAAATGCAGCAAAGCAGGCTTCGATTTTCTTTCTAATGGAGTGCGCATCTTGGTAATCATCAAGATCACGCGCTTTCCAGATGCTGACTGCAAATTCAGAAATACCCCGTACCTGCCCCGGCCTGCCGAGTGGGTCAAATAAATGCAGGATTTCTGATGCAGGAACGAATCGACTTGTCAGGCTTCTCGGCAGCGCTGCGATTTCGCCGGGGTGTTTATCAAATAACCAGTAGCCGAGGCGCTGTCCAACAAAATTGAATTGCACACCACAAATGCAAAACCCATTTGATGTTTCACCGGTCTTTTGCGTATCCAGATAGTCCGCTTCAAGCACTTGCAACTGCAGCGGTACAGTTAAGCCATCTTCTGGCCGACGAATGCGGAAACGGACTAATACCTCACCATCTGCCCACATTGCCCGCACGATCTGCGACTGTAAACCACCTATGCCAAGCATGCCGTTGGCATCACATTCAAGCCTTGACCAGATAGCCCATAGCTTTTTCAGTTTGTCGTCATCATACTTTGGCGAAATGCCTGTACCAACGATGTTGCTGCATAACACTTTGAGCGCGTGCTTGATATAGCCATTGTTTGCAATCAGATCGCGAGCGCGGTTGCGGATCACATTAATGCCACCTGCTAACTCTGCATTCACGCTGCCGCTACTACCTTTCCAGTTTCCTGTGCGTGGCCCTGACTTTGCCGCATCGAAACCGCGCTGACTGATTTGCTTGGCAACATTGAATGCAGCACGCGCCCGCGCGCGACGCAATCCACGCTCTGGCATTAATTCGCCGATCATTCTGTCGAGTAGATTCATTGATTACCCCCTGACAAATGAGGCAATGCTTGCCCCTCGCCGATATGTTTCAGCCAGCTCTGATTTGATGAGGTTGCGAGCGCGGATCAGCTCATCGAGACTACGATACGTCACCTTCTGACCATCGTATTCAACGGTGAGCCGTCCGGATTTGATCGCTTTATTAAGCTGATTTAAGTCTTCTTGTGTGTATTCCATTATCTACTCAGCCAGTTTCTACGTGGGTTGATCCAGCCACCTGATCGCGGGTGCGATGTTTCTTCATCATCGTCAGTCGTTGATGAAGGGATAGGTACTGCTGGGCTTTGTGTTGCGGGTGGATCTGCATGTGCAGACGTCTGCACATTATTTTCTTCAGTGCTGGAGGCTATTTCAGTCTGCAACGGCGGCAATGGGGATGAGAAAAGATCGCCAATGCGTGGCTCGATAACGTTTTCCAGCTCTATCCAGTCATGATCGCGCATCATGTTGATACGCAAGCGTGGATGGTATGCGCAGGCCAAGTTATAGACTTTGCAGTCAAGTACTTCATTACGCGGGCGCAGCTGATCCCATCGATCTTTTGACGGGTTATATGCCTCGGAAACTAGCTGCTCGTAATACTCGTCGTCGAGTCCATCTGGAAAATGCAAACGACGATCTGATGGGAGCGCTTCTTCATCAGTCAGAATGGCTGCAAAAATCCTATCTTTCGCAGTGTCAGTACCAATTGGCCAGAGCTGTACACCGTTGACAATCGTCTTGCCTTTTGCGGTGACATCTTGTGACGTTGGCCGACCGATGATGGGTTTATGCCGCTCTTTTGCGCCCTTCAGTGCAAAGACGCCGCGATGCTGGCGTAATCTGCAGTAGTCATAGACTTCTTGCGTTGCATTACCACCGGAATCGATACCACAGAGGGATATACGCATATCGACGCCAAAGGTATTGGTGAAACTGGACTCAAGAATTTTATCCAACTCATCCCAGGGCGCTTGCGTTGTTGGATCACCATAGATGACGATGTGATCTATCGTCCAGTTGGTCATCCCCCTACCCCATCCGTCGATACCAACTTCCAGCCGATTGCCTTGCGTATCCACAGCAGCGGTCAGTATCAGGCAGCCTTTGGGTATTTCACGCGGCTTATACGGCTCTGCACGCGCTTTGATCTTTTTCCAGTTGACTTCTTTGCTGCGGTCTTTCCAGCACTCAGCAAGAAAGTTGTTGATGAATTCAATCATCTTGATAGGGTCAGTCTGTGCAACTTCCCAATCGCGGGCAGCGGACGCCCATGAACGCCATCCTAGCGGCGCGTACAGCGCGCTTAAATGAAAGCTAGCTGTCTCGCCATCGCCTTTTGCTGTTGGCATCCAGTAGGCGTTTTCATAGCCGACTGTCTTCCATTCATGCTCTTGACTTCCAACACCGCAGCCGGGCTTTTCGCAGTGATACACCGCAGTTTCTGGCGCACCGGCTGTCCACCGCAGATTTGCCCACTTGAAGAACTGAGGGTGTCCGCAATCGGGGCAATGCACGAAGTATCTGCGCTGATCGCCGCGCAGGTAGAGCTTTTGGATCTGCGATCTGCCTTCGACAGTTGGTGTTGAGTTTGCAAAGATTTTGGCGCGCTTGCCGTAGTTGCTTGTACGGTTAAGCGCGAGGTCAATCGGATTTCCTTGCCCATCAACGTTCAGCTGGTATTCATCGACTTCTTCCAGAAGCACATAGCGAATCGTGGATGACTTTAGGCGCCCGGCCTTTGTTGCACCAACGAAGTTGAGCATTCCACCGGGGAATTTTTTGCGTAACTTTGTGTTGTTGCTGCCTTTTTTACCCGACGCCGGAATACGCTTGCGCAATTCTGGCGTGGACTGACGCATCGGCTCGAAGCGATCTAATTCCCACTTCTCAGCATCATCAATCGTTGCAAAAACGGCGAGCATATTGCCCGCCGCTGATGTGATGTTTTTAGCGACAAAATTTTCACCTAGTGCAGAGCCACCCAGCTGGTGACCCTTTTGCATGGCGACGATTCTGACGAAGTTGTTTTCAAATACGGTGTCATCATCGTGGGAGTAACGGGTGACTTTACTTGGAATGCCAGACAACGCATCCATAATGCCGACCAGATATGGTGTTCGCTCATTACGCCAGCGCCCCGGCTCTGGACTAGTCTCGGGCAGGATTCGATAGCGATCCGCCCATTCAGCGATGCCGATTCGCTCATCAGGGCGAATCGCGTCAGCGATGGTTTGCAAAAATGCGTCAGTGGCTCCCATCCTCCGTTTCCTCTTCGGTTTGTTGTTCCTTCAGCGCAGACTTCACATCGATGGACTGCAACGCCGAAGCTAACTCGGATTCGAGTAGTGCCTCAATACGTGCAGGGTCTTTTTCTGCCGCTAGCAGATCTTTGTTACGAGCAGGGACATTCATGACGGCATCACGAATGGTGCGCATCGCTGTAAAAATAATTCGCTGTGCTTCGGCCAAGTCAATGATGTTCCCCATCAACATATCCAGCTCAAGCTGCTCTTTCTTAACGCGGATTTCTTCGCGGTTCGCCCGATGTTTTTGATATTCAGACGTAACCGGTGCATCGCCATCATCGATGTCATCATCAGGATCTTCGAGATCCGGCTGACCAAATGCCGGGGCATCCGGCGGGCGCTTTGCGACATCGGTATTTGCTGCCCACGCCCGATCAGCTGCGGCAATATTGATCTTTCCGTTTGCTGTTTTTTTTATACGCCCGGTTGTAATTGCTTTTTGCACTGCGCTCAGCGCAACACCGCGATGCCGCGCATACGCCCGCAAGCTGACATCGCCGCTTGCCGTTTGTTTTGATGACATAGATAACTCGCGAAATGATGGTTTGAATACTGACCACTGGTAGTGACCACCGACCACCCAATGTGACCACCCAAAAAAAAATCATTCAGCAGGCAGTCCACGCGCGCGAATTACCCACGTGAGCCATAAGTCCGGGGAGGACCCAAGCCACGCAGGAAGGGGCTATCGCTTCATTGATTTCACAGCGGCGTCCCACGATTGCTGGAAATTTTGGACAAACTTTGACGTGGCAGTATCACTAACAGTCTGTTCAAACTTAAACACCGGCTTGTAGTTCGCTTTCTTTGTGAATACCAGTTGCGGAACCAACTTTGAATTGCCTTCAGTTCTCGCATAAATGATGTCCAGCGCTGGGTTTTTACGTGACACACCGCGAAAGACCTTGCTGTTTTTTCCATCACCAATCTGATTAGCCAGCTTAACGATCTGAGCCTTCGTCATATTGCCGAATGAGTTTCGCTTCACATCCTTTCCAGGCATCGCGTACTCAACAGCATCTTTCCCACCGAATTTATCTTCAAATGTCTTAAATCCCCGCAACCCGCCGTCCATCTCAGCAACAAGGTACGACGCCTGTATATCTTTCACATATACGCTTGCCTTCAGAGTTGTCTTATCAGCTGGCGTAAATCCCATTGCACGCTTCGTGAATGTCGTCGGCTGATCAAACACTGTGGCGATGTGATCGGTCACAGCTACAGATGACGCCTTTGCTGTCGCGGTCAGTGCTCGCGCCATTGCAAACGGAGCCTGATTGACAGTGAACTCATTAAAGTTCGTTACCATCTCAGATACACCGCGAACAGATATCGCTGCCATAGAAGTCCTACCGTGCAGACGTATGCACAAAGCACAAAAAGAAATGCCCGCAATGCGGCTAAACATTGCGGGCAAGGGCGACGTACACGCCGGGCTAGAGATCAAAACAAAAAGCCCTGATCAACGAAATGTCGATCAGGGCTTCATTAACTTTCCGAAGGCGCAGCCGTCCCCACAGGGACAGGCTTAGCCATCGGGCGCGGAACACACCGTGCGTGCAAATTGTAAGACAGGATTTTAGCAGGGCTTTGTAACTTTTCAAGAATCTTTTTTAAATTCGACTCTGCGCGACCCAACACAATGCGCAAACTTGAATCGTTAATACGCGGATTATGTACGCGCAGCTTGTTCTTGATGAAGTGGTTCGGATATTGAAAAACGTGGTGGAATCGTAACACCTGTACTTGATCGAAATAGGGAATTGATCGCACAGCCGATTCAACCAGCCACCCGTTCAACTCATCCACATCAGCCGCATAAAGCGCCGTACCCGGCTTGATGATTTCCAATTCAAGGGCGATCAACTCTTCCTGCTTATTGCGTGCTGCAACGTACTTTGCAGCCCAGCCAGCACAACAATTGCCGCCGCCACCGCAACCATATCTGACCGTGTTACGCCAATTTTCCATTTGTCGCTCAAAACTTAATTCAACTACTTCACGCATATCTCGCCTCTCTCAAAATTTTACGCAACAACTTCGCCCGTTCCCTTGCCTCTTGGTGATCCTGCTCATCCCGCACTTCAATCTCAATTCCGATACTGTTTGCAAATGCTGTCGCATCAATCATCCACTGCGGATCGCGTCTGCTGCATCGATCTGATTCATCCCAGCAGATCACTGATGTCGACGTCGTATCCGGCGTACCAAACGTCCGGTGTTTTTCCATCGCAAAGAATTTTCCCGGTTGTCCTGCCATCGCTGCACGCAACATTTCGTTCACCACACCAGCCCCCAACTCTTTTCTCATTCGATCAATACGGGCAGCAGTCATCGGCATTACAGATCGCAAATCCATCACACCCTCCAATTCATTACTATTTATTCAACCATCAAACTGTCTTACAACTATCAATCTCTTAAAACCCTTATCTGTATTAGCTTTGTGGATGGTTTATATAGTTTGATAGTTAGAAATAAGGTCTATAAGAAAAAATAAATAATTACTTCACATAGAAAAATTAACTCTCGCGCACACATGCACGTGTAAGAACTATCAAACTATCCAAACAGTCCACAAACCCGCACCAGCATTAACGCTCCTCATGTTGATAGTTTCTTGCGTGTGGATAGTTAACTGTCATTCGGCTCTGTGCTTTCATACACATGGCGATACTTCTGCAACGCTTTTTCAAATACGTTTGATGCACCTGCTACCCAGTTTTCCCGAGTCGTTCCTTCCGGCTGATCACCGACCAGATACACCGTGCATTGCTTTGCCTCAGATTCACCAAGCCCATACTTCACCTGGCCTTTACTGACGCTGCCAAACCCTATTCGGGTGATCGTTCGCCCGAACATCGTCTGCGTGGCCGGAAACCGCTCACCGTTCAGATATGACCATCGGCAAAACGCCGCATACAGCTGCATGGCCGAGCAACACACGAATGGCAGAGGCAATAAGCCACCAGACCATTCGCGATAAAACCGCTCTGCAGGCGACAAACCGAGGTCAATCAAATCAGCCTTCGCTTGTGTCATCAGCGGCTGCGTATGCTCGTTAAAATCACCGAGGTCATAGTTCATCAGGAAGTGATAAAACGCCTCGTTACCACCGTTGAACATCTGAGCGGAAACCTCTTTGTAGTACGCCAGCGGTTGCTTTGGCGGCGTCCATATCACCAGGTAACGACGGTCTGTTTTATCCAGCGCAAGCGGCTGCAGCTCATTCGACAGGAACACAAAATTGATGTGATTCGCTTCATCACGACCCGTCATATTCTTCGGATTAATCCGGATCGTTTCATTTGACGTGATCTGTTTTAAGCGCCCCTTTAACTGGCGCAATTCAGACCGCGTGACCACTTCATCGCACACCATAAACAGCTTTTTTGACGCCCATTCATTGAACTGCGATTCAATCTCAGCATTGCCGATAATGCCGCCGTACTCGCCATAGATATGTTTGATGCACTTCTCAAAAAACAGGTTTTTCCCCGACCCCTCATCGCCGTGCATGATGATCGCGGTTGCCATCTTTGCGCCCGGGTGTTGCAGCGGATAGGCAAGCCAGCAGACGACCCAGTGGAATACATCCGGATCTTCGTTACAGAGATGAAATAACAGCTCAAGAATCAACGTGAATTCGCCAGCAACGGGAGCCATACCAAACCCATTGAACAAATTGACGCTGGTTTCAGGGTCGGTTTTCAGCGTTGGATCAAACACAACGCGATCCATCGGTATCAACTTGCGGTCTGGGTTATTCAGCCAGAATTTCACTGCATCGTTTCCGAATGCCAATCGCACCGGATTGATTTTTAAGAGCTGACGCCGCTCACCATCCCACACTTCATCCAGCCCGTAGATCAGCGCAAAATTCTTATTCAAGCGATCTACCTTGTCCCAAAAATCATCACCATGGTCTTTTTTCGGTTTCTTCTTACCATCGCCCCCGCCCCCCTTTGCCGCAGGCGCGGCGCTGGCATCGCCATTCATAGCGATTACCTTGCGCTTCTCATGCGTATCCCACTCTTTCGCCCGCGCCTTCGTCACCATCAGCATGAAAGCGCTACGCTTCAACCGCAGCCGGTTAAGCGAATCCCAAACGTCCGTTGAGCCGTAAATCTGCGCGTAATTCTCCAGCACCCATTCAAGCGAACGCGCACCAGAGAACGTCGTGTCCCCATCACTGGCTTCGTTTTTTTGTTCAACATTTACCTCGTTGCCACGCGGCGCTCCAGCCGCGCCGATTAACCCTTCGCTGTTTCCTTGCAGCGCTTGCGCTGCACTATTCACATTTCCTTCTTGCGGCGCTCCAGCCGCACTAGCTAGGTCTGTGTTACCGCCTGATGGGGGCGCGGGGGCAATGCTTGAGTGGGGTGTTGTTGTGCTTTCAGAGGGGCGCGGGGAGTCCGCACGTAAAAGATCACGCGATCCAGTGCTGTCCGCAGCACTGACGACCCCCTGCAACTCCATCTGCTCAATCAAGCGGGACGCACGGTTATATCCAATGCGTAAATGACGCTGCACCAGCGAAATTGAGGCGCGTTTGTTCAGTAAAACAACAGAAACCGCAGCATCGTAAAGAGGGTCTTCCTGCTCTGCGTCAGAGGGCGCGGGAGACGCAGCAGCATTGATTTGTGACGCTACCGCGTCAAGGGATTCAAGCACGTGCAGGTCATTAAAGTCCGTCCATTTTTCACCATTGCGGTTGCTAAATATCGGATGAATGACTGACGCATTACCGACCGCTGCAGCGGCCTCATGTGATCGATACAGCCCTGCATTTTTGAATGATTCAGTTCGCTGCAAACGGCCTTTACGCACATCAGATTCAATGTAATCAATGCCCTGCGCGTCTTTACGCCACCATGCGGTTACATCAACGTTCTCGCCATCAGCAGCCTCATACGATCTGGTCGCGCCATCGATCACCGGCTCCGGCAGAGAGAGATTGAATTGCTCGCGCAAGCGCTCGATGAAACGAGACAACAACAGGTAATCATCGTCCGCGAGAAAGCGAATATGCGCGTTCGGATAGGCGGCACGGATATGCTTAGCAACAGGCATCAAATTACCCGCATCGATAGCGCAAACGACAAATGAGCCGGGTGCTGCAAGCAGCACTGACGCGCACGTTGCGTAGCCCTCGCCAATATTGATCAGCTCAGCATCGGCAGGAATATCGCCAAGGTGATAAGCGGCGCCGATTTTGTTGATGCCATCGTTAAAGCGCTTTTCACCCTTTGCATTGATCTTCTGCAGACCGCGCAAGTTAGTGCGGCACCCGCCGTCAGACCACAGCGGCATCAGCAGATTGCCATCGCTATCCACGCGCAGGCCATACGACAGCACCTGCTTTTTAACCAGATAGGCATGTGGGTGATCATCATCATGCGCAACAGCCTTACGCCATTGCTGACGCGCCCGGTTTGCCGCCAGCCGGTGTTTTTCTTCGTCTTTTTCCCGCTCGATACGCGCCTGTTCGTTCTGACGTTGAATCAGCGCCGCCCGATCTGCATCAGACATGCGCTCTGCTTCACCCTTGAATTTAATCGCGCCGTTATCGTCGCCGTGATACGTACCGAATGCACCGCTGACAATAACTTTGCCCGATGGCAGCTCAATTTTCCGAGCGATATACCAGCTCTTCTTTCCCTTACCAAACCGCTGGATCTTGCCATTCAATATCGGATGACCGTCGGGGAGATTGTTATATCCCTCATCGATCATCTGATTTCTGCAAATGTCTTCTGGAGAAATCATCAGCCGATTACCTCGCCATTAGGCAGCTTGCGCGTATTCCCCATCAACGACGGGATCTGCAGATGATCGTCCGCTCCTGGACGAATTGGTCGCGTATGGCGCAGCCGATTCACGTCCAACGTGGCAGTAGAAACCACAGAACGCGCAGGCACGATCTGGCCCACATATTTTTGAGAGCGCGGCAGCAGATCGCCAACATGCTTGCCCGCATATTCCTTACCCGCCGTTGTCGCCTTCAGAAAGTCATCGCCGACAGTCACATACGCCAGATCAAGCAGCGCTTGAATCACGTACTGGCGAAACGCAAACACCGTCTGATGCTCAGGCTTCAGCAACTGCACAATCTCAGAAAAGCGCGCAGTGCCACCCATGCGCACGGCGTAGCAAATAGCGATATGCGCCGGTGAACCAGCGCGTGGGACGGATGGATTAGCCATGCTTGCGCTCCTTACGCTCACGCACTGATGCAGCGGTGTCGTGGCAATACACGCGAAACGTCAACGTGCGCAACTCATCCATTGTTTTGTGCATGCGGTCGACAATTTCATTCAGACGCTCGCGCTCACGCTTATCGACTTCACCGTCTTTCGTTGCCGCCTGAAATTCAACTGACAACTCGCCCAGCTCGGCATACAGCTCATGAAATTTTGTTGAGATATCCTCGTTACACACCTCATCCACTTCAGGCAGCTTCAAAAACGTGCCGCCTGCAGCCGTGGCCACAGCCTGCGCAAACAACGTCGTGCCTGAAAATTCCTGCATCTGTAGCGCCGTTTGCACATGCAGATCCTGCCCCTTGCGCTCATAGATACGGTTTTCCAGCCCGTCACGCGAAAAGCCCAGCGCCGCCGCCATCGCGTCCCAACCGCCCGGAAACGCCTTAATCATCCCTAGATATGCTTGCTTAATATTCACAACCCACCTCTTTTCCTGTGGTTTAATAAAAAAATTTTTTAAGTAGACTTCCAACCATCAAACCCAACCAAAGACCGCCATGCCAGATCACAACCTCAGCTCACACGAAATGCGTCATCAGGCGCAAATACAATTCAACGAACTACTCAAGCACTCCGATTATCTAAACAGCATCATCGACAGCCACCGCGTCGCCACCGCGCAAGCCATCGCCACACTGATGAAAGCCCTGATGAAACACGACCCCGGTTTAGCGGAAGTGATCCTGGAAGCGGTCGAACAAATTGAAGCAAAAACATTTAAAAGCCCGAGCGTCGATGGTGATCGGTCTCTGATTGCCCGAGCGATTCGCGCAGAGCTGAAGCAATCAGACTAAGTTCTGCCCTTACCATGTCATCGAAAGGAACTGGCGTGGCAGGCGTTAAACCCGCAGAGAGCGTGAAAATCATGTCAAACAAGATTCGCTCTTCCCGCAGCAAATCAGGCGCGGCAGGTATCTGTGCTGATGCAAGCAGCTCATGCAGGCTCATGGATTTCTTCGTTTTTTGTGGATCGGATATATGCCCAGTCAACATCGGGCCGCAGGTCTTCGCATACGACCTGCCCCTTACTTTCCCTCTCGATGTCGATGCAGAGTTCAGCACTTAGCCGCTGGCGACGGCTGATGGCTTTTCGTAGATACCCCTCAGTAGTGCCACTCGCGGCGCAAAACACCAAACGATCAGCTTTGTCGAGGCGGTTAATGTATGTGAGCAGTTTTTTCATGCTCAGAAGATTACCCGAAGGTACATATTAAATCAATACCCAAAGGTATTTTACCTACAAGTAAATTTCCCCTATCGTTATCCTATGGACGACAACACTATTCGAATCAACAACCTACGCGCGATAACAGCGACGCGATTTCGCGGAAAGCAATCTGCCCTTGCAGCTCACCTGCAACGCCAGCCGGACTATATTTCTCGCTTATTTTTGGGGAAAAAGAATTTAGGGGGCGATTTAGCGCGTGAATTTGAGCGCCTGCTCGACTTGCCTAAGTTTTCGCTGGATAACCCTGATGGCATACAGCCAGGACTCGCCGTTAATGAGTCGCGGGCGCAGTACGGCACGTCACAAGAGATGCCTGATGATGTAAAGGTGATCGTGGAACTGATGATGAAGGCCGATGAAGATGGCAGAAAACGCATCCGCATATACGCAGAGGATGCCTTCTATGAATATCAGAGCCGCAAGGAACACCGCGCTGGTGTTGGCTTGCTACCTGCAGATCTGGTGTCAAAGATCGCACGAATTCAAGACCCGGCAATCGTCCCAGCGATCGAGGGCATGGTGAATGGCGCATTCGCAGAACAAGAGCCGCGACTCAAAACCAAACAATAAACACATATATGCAATTTATTGCACATATTCATAGAATTATCAGGGATGCATCCATGAGCGACATAATCGTCGCATCATGGATATTGCACAAAGAACCGATTTAGTAATGAAAGCCTGCGGCGTTGCAGACCAAAGTCAATTCGCCCGCGAAGCAGAAATCCCTGCGACAACCCTTAACCGAATACTCTCCGGAGCGATTAAGCAGCCGTCTGCGACAATCATGGCAAAAATTGCCAAACGTGGCGGGGTTAGTTTCAATTGGCTCGTATTAGGCGATGGTGACGCATCAGACATTAGCGTCATGAGAGCCAGGATCATCAGCCAACAAGAGTCGATGCTGATCGACAATTTCAGATCGATCAGCGCCCGAGGCCGTGAACTGATTCTTTCTTCTGTCGCAGCCCGGCTGCGCGACGAATCTCGCTAATATCCACCACATCTGCACCGATCTTGCGCGGGAATGATGTTGTGTAAGCAAACATCGTCCCCTTCAAAATCCGCTGGCCGACGCCATCAATGCGGCGAAATAGCCGCACAATTTCCCACTCCTCCTCTGACAAGCCTTGTTCGCTATTCATTGATTGTTGCCTTATTTTCTTTATTAGTAGACAAAAATATACATTAATTTTTGTCACATTTCGTTAAATCAAATTAAACGCCAGTTAAGAATAATTAAAAGTCATTTCAATACAAGCGAACGCCGTCCAGTATTGCCGTAAAGCAGCACTACTAAGGCCACACGTGTTACCACTTGATCCAATCGATATAGAAATCGTTCTTTTACTCAACACTGAATTGAGTCTAGGCCGCATCGCGCAGCAGCTCGGCCTCACCACATCTGCAATCTCACAAAGAATAGAGCGGATAGAAGAACGAATCGGGCATCACATCGCAACCCGCAAGAGAAACATCCGTCTCACCCCTGCAGGAATGGAGGTATTACGAACAGCTACCCAGTTGAAAATGACAGGTGACGACCTCGCCCGGAGGCTGCACCGCCTAAAGAATCCGACGATAAATATCATGGCCGACCACAGCTTACTCATCCATGACTTACCGCTAGTTTTACAGCGAATGGCATCAGACATCCCGCAATTAGAGGTTCACTTAAAGACAGGATCATTTGACCAAATAATTCGTGCAGTCAACGATCACCGTGTTGATGCAGGCCTGATCGCCGGTGACCCGAAAGTGATCGGAATACAAGGCCGACCAATCAGAAAAGAACACATTTGCCTACTCATGCCAAACAACCACCCGTTAATTCGCTTTAAGACATTGTTCTTTTCAGATGCAGTCCGCTATCCAATGATTCTCTCTGAAAATTTAGAACACATCGCCATGCACCTGCGCGACGAGGCAAAAAAAATGGGAACCACGTTACAGGTTCCCATTACCGTTCCTCACTTTGAAATTCAAGCACACATGGTGTCCATGACAGACATCGGCATCGCACCAACGATAGAATCTGTCGCCAAGCGCTACGCATCCATTTACCCCGTCACCTATGTTCGACTACTTGACGACTGGGCAGAAAATCTACTCTTTGCCGTCGTCAGAGAAAAAGGAAGCCTATCAGACGAGGTCAATACATTGATTAAATACTTAGTACAGCTAAATCACTGACTCATGCAACATTCATGTTTTCCAGTAAGCAGCGAGCGATCGGCAACGTATCTGAATCGATGCCAACAATATACGGCTTTGATCCCACATGAAAAAATAAAGTGCTATCAGCCGCATGAAAGTTTGTCAGCTTGGTGAATGGAATTTCAAAGCTCTTCAACTTACCAGCAAACACAATCCTGGCATTGGTAATCACCAGCTCACCATCAGAGACAGGAACATAATCCCGCACTGCCTTCCCCTTAGTGCCCGCCGTACCTATTGTCACCCCTTTAGCTACCTTCACCCTGACAGATGCGGAACCAGCCTCATAGCCGGTGATTTTATTTTCCATCAGCACACCATACTCTGAATAATGTGCTATTTCACCATCACGCAACATAACCGACTGCACCGGCAATGAAGGCTTATCACCATTACGGATAGCCGCAACCGCAGTTGAAATATATGACTGCCTCTGCCTTTGTTGCTCTAACTGCTGCGCAATAACTTCCTTTGACTGGCCTTTAAATGGCAGGTACAAAAAATACGCCAATCCAGCTGGAATAATCACACCAAATAGACGCGAAACATTAAAGTCCACAAACAACTCAAAGATGCCACCGACAGCCGCCAAGCCAAGAATAGCAATTAAAAATATGCGAAGCACTCTCATAAAACCTCGTATAGATAGCATTGCTACATCGAAATACATAACAATGCGATTAGTAAAAAATTAATATAGGTGGTCATGATAATACGAAAAATGACAGGCGCTACGAGCAACACATCTTATTAAATTAAAAAAATATATTTTTTATTTACCTAAAGGTATTTACGTTTTATTTACCCTGAGGTATATTTCGCTTCATCACTAACCCGATGGAGCGATTATGCAAACGCAAAGCAACACCGCTACAGCAACACCGTCACCAGCAACACTGCAAAAACAGATGCTTGCAATGAGGGCGGCATTTAGTTTGATGGCGCAAGCCATACACCTGGTCGATGACGACATCGAGCAGACCGGCACCGTCAGCGTACAAACCATTGAATTTCTGCGCTCAGTCAAACAGGTGCTGGCATGAGCGCGTTTTCCGTCACCGTCCGCACCCAGTCCGGCACGTTTCATTACTCTGCGATTGCCGCCAGCTCCATCGACGCCCACGCCGCTGCTATCGATCAATTCGGCGCAGTGTCTGTCACCGTCACGCCAGAGGTGCAACGTGGCTAAATTCAACTTCCTCGCGCATCGCGGCCAGCCGACCGACATTAAGGTCAAGCAACCGGCAAAGCACTCACCAGCCCGGCGCGATCCATTCGCTGGCTTATATGGCCCTGACTACATCGCCGCAAACAGCCTGAAGGCGCCCGCCGAAAAAGTGCAGACGTCTGCACAAGGTGACGACCATGCATAAGCCAACCGTTACACGCGCAGATCTGGAGCTTGTGTACGCCAAGCTGCGCATCAAAAACCAATCCCTCGACGACATGCTGAAAAATCCGGCGCTGAAAAAAACGCTGGAAAACTCTGCTCGCATTCAGAAAAAGCGTGAGTCGATTTTTGATCCACTGGCTGCCCGCAGCCGCAACGAAGACTAAGGAGAATCACGTGCAAACCAATCAAAAAACACAGCTGCATCAAGCGCCCGCAAACGCAATGCTCGATACGCTGATCGCAGAAATGCGCCTCAAAAACGATGCAGCACTGGCACGTCGCTTAGCAGTCGCGCCGCCAGTTGTCAGCAAACTTCGCCACGGCAAACTGCCTGTCGGCGCATCCATTCTCATTTCAGCGCACGAAGAATCCGGCATCAGTATCCGTGATCTGAAAACACTCGCTGGCATATCAAAAGAGGTCGCGCAGTGAATAAAAAAATCAGAATCAATTCCGTTGTCGCGTTGAATGAAATCCCTAAAACATTGGGCATCGTGAAAGACATAAAAATTGATATTACCAATGGCCAGCGCATCGCGATCGTACAAACCGCTACCAAGCAACAGCGGCTAATTCCAATTTCTGATCTATCTGAATTTACAGGAATGATTCATATCCATGATTCATGGTTGCAAATTTCAAACGATCTTATAAGCAGCGCCCGTGCAATGGGAAAAACACTGGAAAAATTAAAAGAGTCAAGAAGGATTAATCATGGCCACTAAGAAAAAAACAGCAGTCACTGTCGCCGAGCCAGTCATCGTCGTTGATGAGCTAGCGATCGATCAAGGCACGTTCGCCGTTATCCCGCTCGATCAAATCCGCATTTCAAAAACGAACCGCAAGCACTTCAATGCTCTCAAGATGGCCGAGCTAGCGGCCAACATCAAAGAAATCGGCTTGGCACAGCCTATCCTGATTCGGCCAGTCACGCCAACCGCAGAAGAGCCGCAGATCTATGAAGTCGTCGCCGGTGAGCGGCGTTTCCGTGGGTCGCAAATGGCAGGCAGAACAACGATACCAACCATGATTCGCGTACTGACAGATCTGCAGGCCGCGAAGATCCAGATTTTCGAGAACCTGCACCGCGAAGACCCCCACGAACTGGAAGAGGCGCTGGGCTATCAGGCATTGATGCTCTGCCACGGCTACAACGCAGATCAGCTGGTCACAGAGCTGGAAAAGTCCCGCAGCTACATCTATTCACGTCTGAAACTCTGTTCGCTGGCTGCACCATTGCATGAGCCATTCCTTGACGGGAAAATCGACGCGTCAACTGCCCTGCTGCTGGCCAGAATCCCTGTGCCGGATCTGCAAGTGCAAGCGTACAAGGAAATCATCAAGCCGTCGTTTAAAAACGAACCACTGACGGTACGCGAGGCACAAACACATATCCGCAATCGCTACATGCTCGATCTGACAGCGGCGATATTCGACATCAAAAGCACGACACTGACAGACGCACCAGCCTGCAGCAAATGCCCAAAGCGTACAGGCAACCAGCCAGAGATATTCCCTGACATTGATCCCAATCTATGCACAGACCCGGATTGCTTCGCTAACAAAATCGGCGCGTCAGTAGAAAACCAAGTGCGCCAGTATGAGCGTAAAAACATTCCGGTTTTCCGTGGTGACGAATTCGCGGAAGCTCTGCAAGCAGCACGCAACGGCAGTGGTGAGTACGTTATCGGGGCGACGTGGATCACGGCCTTTATACGGCATCACAACACGTCAAAATCGAAACAATCAATTGATAAGGTTCTTTCTGAAGAAAAGCTCGGAGAACCCGCAGCCTACGCCCTGTCTAGCAGCAATAGTTTCATCCCGTTTTACAGCAAAGAATGGGTGCAGGTAGAGCTAGAAATTGCCGGATATTGCGATGATTTACTCCAAGCGTTTGACAAAGGTGCTGCAAGGGCCGCAGAAGCCGCAGAAGCGATAAATAATCTTACTGCCAGCGCCGATAAAACGACTGCCGCAGTTGTCATCGGAGGCGCAACACTATCCGCGACACATAACGATGCATACATCGAAAAATGTCAGCGCGAAGACGCCGCCAAAGCTGCACATCAAAAAGAAATGCAATTCCTGGTCGCGCTCTACAAACGCATCCGCCTGACTGGATTCAACCACCTCAAAGTCGAATCCCTGCGCGAAATTGCAAAATTTGTGTTGGTTAGCAATGCAATGCCTGATGACGTTCTTGCAGATCTATACCCATTCGGAACTGGAGGCAGTGATAAAGCCGTGTGCGCCTACATCGATCAAGCAGACAAATCTACAGTCCTCAATGTCATACTTGATCTTCTTCTTGGCGAAGCTTTCAGCACTCACTATCTGAGCGCATCGTATGAAAACGATGAAGCACATACAGTAATCAACATCGCCAAAGCCGAAGGCATCGACATCGATCAGTTCCGCGTAGATTTGGAAAAGCCGGTCGACGCCACACCCGTCAAACGCCCTACCCTGACCCTGAAAAAGAAGGCTGACCCAACTCAAGGCTGGCCATTCCCAACACAAAAAGAAAGCGCAGGCACAGCATGACAAAACGCGAACGCCAACAGACTGAAATCGGCGATGAAATCAAATGCGCCCGCTGTGGCGAATTCTGGCCAGCCGATAGCGAGTTTTTTTTCATCAGCAACGGTAGGCTGCACTCCTGGTGCAAAGCATGCTATCGATCAGACCCAAAGATCATCGCAAAAAATCTGCGCTACATCGAGAAAACATCAAAACAACGTCAATTAGGGGCTACAGCATGAGCGAACACACATTAAAACCATGCCCATTTTGTGGCGAACAACCGGCGATTAATCACATAGAAGCCCACAGTCATTCTTTCCAGATCAATGGATTCAAAATGCCAGATCATCCGGGGTCATGTGTCATCGAATGCGCCTGCGGCGCTGGTTTAATTGACTCTGACTTTGAATCTGTTTCAAAACGCTGGAACACCCGCGCAATGTTGATGCCTGATATTCCTCTGGCGAAAGGCATGTCGTTCAACGATCGCTTATGGAATGTACTTGGTGAAACATGGAATCTGGTGAGCTTTCCGCTAGATGAGCCGATGCGCGCGCAGGCTAGGCAGCAAATTATGCGCCTTATGAATGAAATTCACCCCATGATCAACCGCCGGTCAATAAGGTCAATAAGGTCATTAATGGATCAAAATGATGGCCTTCAAAAAGAAAACGCGCGACTTCTTGAGGCCGGAAAAAAAGCACTTGATACGATGGAATCAGCAAAGAAATTACTGAAAGCTGCTGGCCTCACGATGGAAGGGGGAACAATTTCTGCACCCTATTCCGAGGCGATGGACAGCCTACGGAAGGCGTTGGAAGGCGGCGCGGCATGAGCAATCAACCTCAGTTAAAAATTAGTGGACGCTATAACTGGAAGTATCAACCAGAACGCCTCATTTATTTAGGTCACAACTGGAGCGGAAACGGATACTGGCATCAGTTTGCACTTATTGATAAGCCTGAAGTTGTCTGGTGCGAAGTGCTCACAAGCGAATTACACATGATTGAGGAAACGAAGCAGGAAGGCGGTGCAGCATGAATAAAATCTCAATCAAAGCAGAAGTCCGAATCACCGCAACTGTTGAACTAACTGAAGGGCATTTACGTGCACTGGATGCGATGGCTGGATATGGTACAGATGCATTTCTAAGGGCATTTTACGTAAAGCTAGGGACGGCTTACATGAAGCCTTTCGAAAAAGACTTACGTGAGCTTTTCACAATGATACGAAATGATGTTCCACTAGCTTTAGAGGACGTAAAGAAAGCCAGAGAACAACTGAAGGGAGGTGCGAAATGATCATCGAAACAATCATTTCATGCACAGCTGTAATCGCGTATATCGGCACGCTACTGGCTGCACTTGTCCGAGCAATCAATGAGGGAAATAAATCATGATAGGAATTCCTGAAACGAACACCCTCACCCACGCACAGATCAGCGCCGTTTGCTTTGAAGGGTTGAAAGTGACGCTGAACGATGGTCGCCCAGGTCGCCTTGCAATCATCGACGAGAATGGCAACGTGATCGAGGCCGGGCAAGCGGTCGCGGCAGAGGCGTGGAATGTTACGCTGGCCGTGTATAAAAACATGATGGTCGGCAAAGGTCATCTACGCATATTCAGCTCACCACCACCCGGCATATCCAGCCAGTCGACCGCAGCATGATCCACCATCACAAAGCAAAAATCCCAGATGTTTAGTCTGGGATTTTTTCTATCCGGATTACCGTGTGGAACAGGAGTTATTGCGCCGGGGATGGATCGTGTGGAATCGCATGTTCGTTTGCATTGTCGCCACCATCACATCTGGAGAACGCGACCAGTGCACGAATGAAGCACAGCCACTCGCCCCTAGAGAACTTCACTGAAAGCACCTGCTCGTCGCCACGCCAAATGCCGCAACTCTCTAACGTCAGATCTTCATGCACCCACCACGCGCCACGAATCGAGGTGCCCCAGTCCAGTCGCTTAGCGAAGAATGGCATGTTGACCATCAGCAGGAACCAGCGGTAGTTGTCCGTGTCTTTTATGTATTCGAAGGTGCTACCCTCGGTGATGGCGGCGCATACCTCAATTGCCTTTCTAGCGAAAAATTCGCTCATTTGGTCGTCATAGGTTGTGAAGTCGAAGATGTAGTCGGCCAGGAACGTCAACCGGCTCATTTCTCCGTCCTGGTCGCGTTCCGACTGGAAACTATGCTCCAGCAGTTCGCGCATGGGCATTTCCACGCGATTTTCCGTTTTCTCACTTTGCAC